AACTGGTATTTCTTGTGGTTGAACTGGTATTTCTTGTGGTTGAACTGGTATTTCTTGTGGTTGAACTGGTATTTCTTGTGGTTGAACCGGTATTTTTTCTTGTATCGTGATTTTATCATCACTAAATGTAATTGTTTCATTCTTATTTTCGTTTGTTTTCTTTTTTTCACTTTCGTTCGCACTTTCATCCGTATAATATTTTTCATACATTTTACCCAATGCATCTTCATAATCTTTTGTAAACTCAACCGGATTCATTAATTCAACAAACTTTGAATGAATCGTTTTTTTATACTCGTCCAACAAATCATTATCATTTGCGATTTTTTTTGCCAATTGAATATATTCCTCTACCGAATAGGTTACAAGTTCTGGCAATCCTGAATTAATTAGCAAAGAAGTAGAAACATTATGAGAATGATAATTCTTGTTGTAAAGTGTAACAACTGGAATAGAATTGTATAAACTATTACATGTAGTTGTTGTTCCAGAATATGGAAAAGTATCTAACACGATATCTACCATGCTATACATTTTAACATAACCATTATCGTCTTTTTTATTCATAATTAACAATCGATTTTTAGGAAGACCCAATTTATCCATGTAGTGTTTCAATCTTTCATCTGCATTGTCTATAGAATCTATTTTGATTAGAAGTATAGAATTCGGACATTCATTCAAAATAGTTTTCCATGCTTTTAATGTATATTTTGTGTTTTTCGTTTCTTTGTTTAATGACCCAAAGACAATTTTATTAGTTGTCTTTCTTAATTCTACGGGTTTCGTTTGAATGATTGATTCAAATATCAAAAAACATTTTGGAAGACGTACTAATTCTTCAGAATATTTTTGGGTTGTATTTACACAATCAGCAATGGAATCTGTGATGCGATATTGAATTGTTTTCAATCCAGTTGTATTTGGATAACCAACATATGTGACTTGTATTGGCGCCGGTTTGTACGAAAAAACATCTAATCTGTTTTTTGCGGTATGTCCTCCTAAATCTATTAAAATATCAATTTCGTCTTTGTAAATCATTTTTGCTACATCCAACGCAGAAACATCTCGTATGTGGGCCATTTTAAAACCAAGTTTTAAATACAAGGGACAATGAGTTTTTTCGTTCAGGTTGGAATACAAGTAAATTTCAAATTTGTCTCGGTTACAATTTTTTAAAATGGGTAACATAAAATTAGAAACTGCATGAAATGTAAAATCGGCGGAAACATATCCGACTCGTATTTTCCCATTTTTTTTTCTGTTTGAAAATGAAAAATGATATGGTTCGTTATCTAAAAAATAATCGTTTACACCAATGGCGTGTTGGTAATATTCATCACTATCTGGATATTCATAATCATAATAACACAAAAAATTGCTATACGATGAAATTTTTGTCTCAGCATCTAATTTATATCGTTTGGATAATTCAATTGACTTTTGGGCGTATTTTATACAATTTTTGAAATCACCCTCGTTTGAATATATGTGTGCCGTATTCATAAAATAGGAATGATTCATCTCTTTCTCTTTTTCCGTCATTTCACTTTCTTTTTTCTTGGAAAATTTATCAATTAAATACAAATAATATTTCAAACAATTTTCATAACTTCCTTCCTTAATTTTAGATTGGACGTAAAGTGTTATAAAACGGTCATCGTGTAAAAATTGGTCGAAAAAGTGATTTTTATCCATCGCAAGGACACTTTTTGCGTCTTCATTTTCGTACAACATATTACACAAATCAATCATATTTTCCAGATTGTTCGGGTTTAGTTCGTATGATTTCTTATAATGAATTAACGCTCGGTTACGGTCTGTATATTTATTCGTAAACCCAATATAAAAATGGATTTCGGGCTCATTTGGGAAAAGATGAATGATTTTCTCCAGAATATAATTTTTTAATTCAATCCCGCCGGCGTTGTTGTATAAATGAATACCCAATTGATAAAATTCTTTACCCGCCTGCTTTTTTAATAAATCCGGCTTTTGTTTAAATTCTTCATATTGAGATTCAAATTGACTTAATAATTTATCCATGTATCATAAAATACCGTATTGTTTTTATCTTGTTTTTTGACAAATCTCTTTTCTTATTGAAAAAGAGAGAAAAAAAAGACGACTGCAAAAGCACAAACTAAAATTTGGACGGCATCTATTTTTTTCATTTTTTTGGTTGGGGGGTTGTATATAATATTATTTATATATTATTATATTTGTCTATGTAATTCTAAAAAATATGTATATTTATATAAAATGAAAACAAAAATTATCGCATAACCCATATTCATTATTTTCTTCTATTTTTTTTTTAAAAAAGTCAAGTATTTCTTTTTGATTTAAATCCATTCTATAAGTAAAATCATTCAATCCAAAAATATATTTTGGGTTTTTAATAAAAAACCGAATATTTTCAAATACTTTTTTATTATTCAATTTGAAAAAACGATGATTTGTCTCTTCTTCTTTACATACTATAATTTTATTATTTAAATATTTTTTAAAATTTACCACAATTTCATGTTTTGGAATAGTTTGTAAATATTTTTCTGCTAATTCAGAATTCTTAAAAATATCTCCGTAATTATTTGTCGTCTTTTTATCCCAAAGTCCAACCGCTAATAAGATTCGTTCAGAATAATCATTATTCACATCTTCACCACATAAATCAAATGCTCCGTGGTAGTATTTTCCTCCTTCAAACGAAATATGTTTTAAAAATTTCGGAAAAGAAAAATAAAATTTATTGTATAAATGCAAATTATTTTTAATAAAATTCATAGAATTATTTTCTTGTATATTTGTTATTAAAGTTGGATTATTAGAAGAATTATTTTTATAGTTAACCTTACTACAATATGTAATTGTTGACAAAATAGGTGTGATACCACATTTATATTTTATTCTAATGGTTTCATCACAATCAATATGTAAATTATTACCATTATGATTGCGATTAACGAACCAATATTCAACATCATGTTTTTTTTCATCAAAAATAATATTTAAACGTTTAAAATGAAACATTGCTATGTCATATACCATTTTTTCTATTAAAGAAAAAAAGTTTTTTTTTGTATCGAGAACATATCCAATTGTATCAACATTATAATAATTTTCATTATTTTTGATACCTTTACACGCAGAAAGAGTTAACAATTCATGGTATAATTCTTTGTATTCGTCCTTTATATTTATATCCCAAGAATTTAAAAATTCATTTGATGACATTCTATTTTATAAATACACAAAAAATATAAAAAAAAATAACTTACAATAAAATTATAAACTCCTAAAATTTCAGACATTTTTACACATATAATCCATACAAAGAGGAATCCAAATTCTTTTCCTTTTTAATCAGTTTATCCACAATATCATTTGTAACGGTGAATGGAAATTCTACCTTTAAAGACATGTCCTCTTCGAACAGATTTGAACCTGGTTTCATTAAACGATACAAGTTCAACTTGGTATAAATGATTTCTAAACATCTCTTCATATTACGAACACCTTCTTCTTTCGCACAGTGGTTTTCAATAATATAATGAATCGTTTCATCCGAAATAACAATATCGTCCTTTTCAAACTTTACCTGTTCCCGTATTTTTGGCAATAAATAGTCATTTGCAATAACAGTTTTGTCTTTCTTATCGTATCCCTTGGTTTGAATCTTGTACATTCTGTCTCTCAAAATCGGATTCACTTTACTTTCGTCGTTGTAACTGAATATGAATAAACATTTACTCAAATCGAAATCAATCTCCGAGAAATACTTGTCGTGAAACTGAGAATTCTGAGAAGTATCTGTCAAGTGAGTTAAAATACCCGCGATTTCCTCACCTTTTGGTGTATCACTGATTTTATCCAATTCGTCGAAATAAATCACTGGATTCATACATTTACTATCAATCAATATTTGGACGATTTTACCCCAAATACTACCTTCATAAGTGTATGAGTGACCCTCCAAGAAACTGCTGTCAGTTGCTCCACCGAGTGCAATAAATGCAAACGGACGATTCAGAATTTTACTAATACCCTCCTTGACAATACTGGTTTTACCTGTTCCCATGGCGCCCTTGATTGCAATTGCAGTTCCAAGCGCCATAGGATTTGTAATGAGTTGGCCCATCATTTGCATGATTTGCATTTTTGCATCGTTTAATCCATAGACAGCGGAATCCAAAGTTTTTTGTGCCTGTTCCATGAAATCGTGACATTTCTCAACGCCGTGTGAAATATTCACTGGTAAACTTTCAATTTTACCAAAAGGAACACGCATAAAAGTATCTACCCAATTCTTCATTTTGTAATATTCGCCACTTCCGGGCTCCATATAACGCAAAGATGCTATTTTTTTCATGGCAGCCGCTTTGAAAATAACAGGTATTTCAGATTCCAACAAAGTCAAACGGTATGGTTTCTCAACGCGTGTCAATTTGTTGATTTCACGAACTTCTTTGATGATTTTCTTTTGGTTTTCAAGTTCCATCTTGTCGAAGAATGCGAAATCGTTCATTGTATTTTTATCACGAACCACGCGCTTGAAAATTCTGGAATTCTTTTCCTTTTGTTTTTTCTCTTTCTTTTCCATTTTCTTCTTGTTTTCCTTCATACCTTTTTCGTAAGTTTCTAGACATTGCTCGATTAATTTGTTACCCTTGTTTTCTTCTTGCATTTTCCTCAATTGTGATAATACATTTGTTTTTGAGGTCGAAGTTTCTTCGATTTCCTCTTTTTTTGTTTCTTTACTATCTTTATCTGTATCTATTTTTTCGTCTTTTTTTGTGTTTTTGCTCGATTTCACGGGTGATTTGATTTGTTGTTTAGTAATCTTTCCCTTTTTCTTTGGAAGTTCTTCTTCCTCCTCTTCTTCTGTTTCATAATCACTATCTTCATCCGTGGAAACTTCTTCGTCTTCATCTTCTGTTTCTTCACCATCATCTTCATCATCTTCGTCGTAATCCTCCCAATCATCCTCGTCTTCATCGTAGCTTTGACCGATGGTAAAGATTATGTTGAACTTTTCTTTAGAACCTTTTTTACCGACAACAACTTCATCTTCTTCTGATTCTTCATCGGATTCTTCATTGTCACATTCACTCGATTCGTCATCGGATTCAGTATCGCTTTGTTTTTTCACAGGTTTTTTCACAGGTTTTGTAGTTTTTTTTGATTTTACGGATTTTTCGTTTTTCTCATTTTTTACGGATTTTTTTGAATCCTCTTTCAACAATTTTTTCAATTTGTCTCCATTTTTGATTTTTTCGTTCAAATTTTTGGATGGAAAGATTTTGGAAAGAAATTTGCGGTATTCGTTGACGTCCATTTCATCCTCCTCTTCCTCCTCATCCTCGTCTTCCTCCTCCTCCTCTTCGTCATAATCACTATCGAATTCATCTTCGTCACTATCAGTATCCTCATTAGATTTGTGACGATGGTTCTTTTCTTCCTTCTTCTTGTCTTTGGTAGAAGTTTTCTTGGAAGCACCGCGTGTTACGATTTCCTTTCTTGACATTTTGGTGTTTGAAGTATTTGTAGAGTTTTTGGTAGTTTTATCTTTTGTCATTTAGTTTATATATACGAAATTATAAAAAATCTAAATCAATTTTTTTTATAATTCTAAAAAATCCGTTCGGTTGAATAAAAAACAAGTGAACTATACCGGGGGGGCGTCAAGATATTCATTGTTATACATACACAAGAATCCTGCAATAATATATCTTGTTCCACTCCCGATTTTAATGCCACCATGAGTATTTTTTCCACAAAAAATAGAACATCCACCGAGAGGAGTATTGACATCTTTATTTATGTTAATAAATCTTGTTCCTCCATCAGTAAAATCATCGTTTAACGCAATTATAAAACTGAATTCTGAACCATCTTCGTGATACTCCAATTCAGTTATACCCTTGTCTGTTGAATATTTTACGACAAATAAATCAGATATACCTAAATATTTAGAATCAATGTTATAATATTTCTCATAATGCGGTATAATTTTGGAATACACTAAATTCGTAGTAAAATAACCTATGGGTCCAATATTAGAAATGGGGTTATCTACCGTTGGATAATTTATATGTCTTTTTGTCGTCCAACCATTTTTTTTAGCATATTTTTCAGATTCATAAATGAGCCAACTACATTCTTCTTTTGACAAAATATTATCTAATACATATACTTTTTTGTATTCTTCTGCTAATTTTTCAGATTTCGTTATTTGACCTTTTTGAATCGGTTTATATAATTTATTGTATAAAGTTTCTATTTCCTCATCCACTTTTTTAGACATTTTTTTTCCATCTTCATTTTTGTAAAACAATTTGTCATAATTATAATAAATTTTGTCATCATACTTTTTGTATAATTTAATATATAAAACAAGTGAGAATAAAGTTACAATTTGTAAAAAATGAATTGTATCTATTATGGAGCTTTCATTCACGCAAAGAATATTGTAAATATTAGTTACTGTAATTATTCCTACTAAAAAGTACAAAGTCAAAGGAAAATAATAATGAAACTTGCTTGTATTTGTCAAATTAAATATTTTATCAACCAAAAAATTTGAGTTAAAATTCATTCAAACTATAATGTCTTATTTTATTTTTATTTTTTATTTTTTCTGTATTTTTTTTTGGTCTTTCATTCCATTCAGTCAAAGTAAAAAAATCCAAAATAAAATCCAAAAATCCAAAATAAAATTGATTATAAACAATCTAAATATATCTTTGGTATAGTATATAGAAGATGTCTTCACAAACCCAACCCAAAAACTGTTCCAAGATTATTGGTATACAATTTAGCATATTGTCCCCCGAAGAAATCCGCAAAGGCTCTGTTGCGGAAATCACTTCAAGGGACACTTATGTGAATAACAAACCAATTATTGGGGGACTCTTTGACCCGAGAATGGGTGTTTTAGAACCTGGTCTGATTTGTCCTACGGACGGATTAGACTACATGCAGACCCCAGGTTACTTCGGTCACATTGAACTGGCGAGACCGGTTTTCTACATACAATATTTAAGCACTATTTTGAAAGTATTTCGTTGTGTTTGTTTCAAATGCAGTAAATTATTGATAAGTAAAGAAAAATACAATCAGGCATTGAAAATGGGTAGTGAAGCCAGATGGAAGTATGTGTTTTCAATTGCAAGTAAAATTAAGCGCTGTGGTGAAGATTCGGAGGACGGTTGTGGTTGTTTGCAGCCAACGCGTATTCGCAAAGAAGGTTTAGCAACTATTTTTGCGGAATGGGTCCAGAAAGAATCTGCAAGTGAGCCAGGACAAAACCAAAATATCATCATAAAAATTACGGCTGAAATGGCCTTGAAAATATTAAAAAGAATATCGGACGAAGATGTTTCCTTTATGGGTTTCAGTCCAGTTTGGTCGCGTCCAGATTGGATGGTTTGCCAAGTCATGGCGGTTCCCCCGCCTGCGGTAAGACCTTCAGTGAAACACGACGCACAACAGCGTTCAGAGGACGATTTAAGTCATATTTTAGTAAATGTCATAAAAACAAACAAAACTTTACAAGAAAAAATTCAAAACAATGCACCTGCAAATATCATTGATGATTGGACGACTGTCTTGCAATACTATATTGCTACCCAAGTAGACAATAAAATACCTGGTATTGCTTCAGTAGCACAGCGTTCTGGTCGTCCTTTGAAATCTATCAAGGACCGTTTGAATGGAAAGGGTGGGCGTATGAGAGGCAATTTAATGGCAAAGAGAGTCGATTTTAGTGCTCGTTCTGTTATCACTGCAGACCCCAACATATCACTTCGTGAATTAGGTATTCCTTTGAAGATTGCAAAAAACATTACGAAACCAGTTGTGGTGAATGATGTGAATCGCGCGTTTTTAATGAAGTTGATTAAAAATGGTCCAGACATTCATCCCGGTGCTAAAATTTTGGAAAGAAAGAATGGCGATTCTATCACTTTGCGGTATGTAGATAGAAATTCCATTGTATTGGAAAACGGTGATGTCGTTCATCGTCACATGATGAACGGCGATGCGATTTTATTCAACAGACAACCTACTTTACATAGAATGTCGATGATGTGTCACATTGCGCGAATTATGAAGCGAGGCGATACCTTTCGCATGAATGTTTCTACGACAAAACCATACAATGCGGATTTCGATGGGGATAAACAATCATCTTGTTCCCAACAGGAGGCGTGAAAAGCGTGCTACCTCCTAGTCGTTTAATATATATATAGATAAAACATTTAAAATTAATTTGCTCTTTAAGTACAATGGAATTCAATTTAGAACTGAAAAATAAAGTTGTTTTTGATGAAAAATTAAGATGGGTTGAAATATACAAAATTAAGAATAAGATAAACAACAAAGTGTACGTCGGACAAACAGTTTCACATAGAAAAAATGACCAAAATTACTATCCAAATGGAATGGAATGCAGATTCAAACAACATATCAAAGAGGCGTATCCAAAAACAATTACAAAATATCACTGTAATTCTTTGAATAACGCTATTCGAAAATATGGTGTAGAGAATTTTGATTTGGAATTAATATGTAATTGCAAAGTAGAAGAGTCAGATAAAATTGAAACTGAAGAAATTATTAAAAATAATTCAATTGTTCCGAACGGTTATAATATTACGCCGAGTTATAAATCTTTAGTATTACCATCAAAAGTTTTCAGAACTAAAATATCAAAAGGAAATATTATTTATCATGAAAATAGACATATCAAAAAATTTGAAAATGTCGAAAATATTGATATAGATGAAAATAATATCGAAAAATACATTACTCCGAGAATTAAAAATAAAATTCAAATTGGATGGTATGTGAGAATAAACAAAAAGGTTATTGAATTCAAGTCTGCAATAGAACCATTAGAACAAACAAAAGAGAGAGCAATTAATTTTATAAAAAAAATAAAAGAAGTATTAAACGGCAATGTGACCAAATTGCGGGAAACCACCTTAGAGC